TCGCCAGCGCCTTGTAACAGTGTACCAGCAGCAGCCATGTTAGCACCAGAGCGAGCATTAGCACCCTGACGACGAAGTTGAGCCTGAGCAAGCCTATCAGACAGCTTCATCATGCCTTCGCTTAAACTAACATTCTTGGCGCTCTCTAATGCAATACTAGAAGGAGTACCTTCCGCTTTAATACCTGACATACCCATACCTACAGCATTGGCTGCAAGTGCTGCATTGAGCTTCTGTTGACGTTCTAGCTCACGACTCTCAGCGGCTAGACGTTCTTGTTCTGCTTGAGCTTTAAGTGCTGACTCTTGCGCCTTACCCGCCTCTATTTGACCATAAGCGCTAACTGCTGTGCCTACTGCTGACACTCCAATTAAAGCACCTGCTGTTGCACTTACGCCAAGAGCGCCCGATATAAAAAATGCCATTCAACTAACCTCTTGCTCTACTAGAGCTTTTTCTATTTCTTTAATATCTGTTAAGTGTGTAGGATGAAATGTAATCCAAGTACACCCTGTTGCGCTATAAATAACACGCTGAGTACCTGGGATTGTTTCCCCTAAGTACGGAGCTTTAATGGTCTCTCTTTCAGTAGTGCTAGATACCTCACACTCACCAGATACCACGCTGTAGAAATGTTTGCTTTTATGCGTAGCTCCCACAACAATACTTCCTGGAGGCATTACCATCTCTCTAGCATACATACCGTCAGAGAAATGGTGTCTTGTTACTACATTTGCCTTTGGAAAATCCTTCATTATTTCTTGTAACTGGTAAATACTATCTTGCGTTACAACATCATTCACGAAGACTCAACCTCATACTGTATGGCTTGTAGGTGGAACGGTGTAGCGTCAGGTACTGTGATCTCTGCAACCACTTCTGTATCCCAACCATTACCACCTCTATTGTCTTCTATAATACCAGTTCTAGGAGTAAATGGGGTATTTAGTGGAGTATCTGGAGCCTCGCCAAACTGCCTGATAGCAACAGGATTTCCATCAATGTAGATGCCAGCACTCTCATGCACACGCAAGTTCATGTTGGTAATCTTCTTGCGCTTCATTACGTTTTGCCCACCACGGGTACCAGGATTTGTATTAAGCGGCATACCCTTAACCTTCACAGGGAAGTTATATCCCACCTCAATTTCTCTGCTAGTAAATCCATTTAGCTCTGCGGCAGTAATAGTAATATCACCATTAATGCCAGTACATTCACGGTCTGGAAGAACATCACCGTCTGCAAGGACTTGAACAGTAGAGGGAGATAAGTGAGGAGCAATAGACACAACAACGTCACCGCCAGTTTCGTCGACTGTTTGCTTTGCACTTCCATCTAACATGCTATTAAAGTCCCAACGCTCCAAATAGTTTTTAGAGCCACCAGAAGCTCCACTAGGGTTTCTGCTTGTTATGACATACAACTCATTATCAACTGTACAACATGAGTTCAATGTATCTATTGCGCTAGTAGTCCAGCGCGTAAATCCATTTATGTCTTGGTTACGCATAGTGTTCAGTACGCCCGCATTACCATCTTGGTTAATAATAAATAACCAATTTGCATCTTCTGTCGTAGAACCTTTTAATATTGCCATATCCCTTGGATTGCTAATTAACTGTGATGACAATACAGATATGTCATTAGATGTATAAGCGTCTTCGTTAAAGCTAAACAGGTATTGACGCAATGTGTTGCCATTCTTATCAACAAACAAAGTTGCGCCATCAATAGACTGAACCTCTAAAGGATATGAGCCATGCTGTGTTTGAGCAACAATTTCAATAGTAGATGGCGTAGCACCTTTGAGTAAGAACTCAGCACCAGAACAAAATATCTGCAATCCGCGATCAGGGTTAATATCAACAATGCTTGTCAGTTCACGAGAATCAATAGTGACAAAGATTCCCTCATCGTCTTCACCCGTTTTAGAAAAGAAATCAAAAAAAGCTCCAGACCTACTTGCCAGTATGCTTTGTGGCTTAGACTTAGTTCCACCAAACCACAGGCGACCCTCGTTAAATACGCCAATTTTTGGGAAGCCTCTAGTTGCACTCCATACATCTTCTGTTCTAGGAGTTCCTGGAGTATCTAACGCAAATCCAATAGTATCACTAGTGTCGCCGCTTGTAGCAAATCCTGCAAACAATCCATAGCTATTAGCAGACTCTCCAGACATAGTAATTGTAAAGTCGTGTGCATTGCTTTTTTCTACTGTTATCCCAGTAAAACCAAATACAGGCATATCTTGCAGTGCTTGTCGCATATTAGCAGCAGTAGAATTTGCTTGATCTCCTGCGGTAGAACCTGCAAAAGTAATGTCCTTGCTCAGTACGCCATCAACATCTATTTGATATGTTTGTCCTGCATGAAACCCAGTAAAGGTTGCTGTTTGAACAGCAGCTACAGGTATAGGGCTAGACGCATCATTGTAATCATACTGAGGGATATTAATAAAAGTCTGAATGTTGCTTTCAAAAGCATTAATGTCATCAGTACCATCAAACACAATCTTGTAGGGATAGTTATCCTCTTGAAACAAAAGCATTACGTTTTCTGTTTGAGCAACTCTCACGCTACCTATCTGAGATGGAGTAGGGCCACCATATTGTCCAATATAAGGCACTGGAATGTCTGCAACATATACGGTGCTAGTAGAGCCTAAATGCGGAGTACGATAGATACGCAAGTTGTATTGGGTTAAGACACATACAAAGCTGTGATCTGGCGCGTACTGCCACTCAAAAACCTTTGGAGAGATGTTTACACCGCCTGCTACATGAGCATTAAACTCGCCAATGTTGACTTTATAATCTGCTGTATTGCCTAGATTTGTAGTAATTCTCCAGTAACGATTATTGGCATCAGAAAGTGATGTAACGTCATAACGCTTGCTAACACCCCCCACCCCAGGATCGCTTGAAATTGAAAAGGTTTCCCAGTCAGTCCATGATAATCCATTGGCTGAATATTGCAATGTCAGGGTTTTACTTACATCTACTGTGGTATTTTGCTTTGTTAAAAATGCGTTTTCAATAGAAATAAATTCAGGAACATAGGAAACAAAGTCATATTCAGCAACAACAAAAGGGCTTGCAGCAACGCTATAGTTGGTCGATACCCCAGTTAAGGGGTTGCCATCATTTATAGCGGCTTGTGGGCCTCCTTCCTCGCCGGTATTAGGCATGGTCGGAGTAACAGCAGTTTGACGAATAAGAGGACTTAAAACAACATCAATGTTCTCTAGTCCAGGTCTACGCTTAACGCCACCTTGAGGTACGATAACAACGCCTTCGGCATCCTGTGCGCCTTTGTAGTATTGATCAAGATCGGTACGGCCTAGTAGTAATGGTGACAACTCACCACTGGCAAAGCTGGTTTGCTGAAATTGTGACTTAGGCATTAGTACCTCACGTTAATAAATGGGCGATCCTGAATAGGTGTCTGGGGGTGTTGCTGCGAGTCAGTGAAGCGAGCCATACGACTAGCGTTAAGATATTGATTAGCCAGTAGTTGCATCGAAGATGCACTGTCACGAATGGAAGGAGCAAAGTCCATAGCTAAGGCATACTCAATCATTTTAGCAAAGTATGCAGGCCATGCAGCTTCTGAAACATTAGCAATGTAATCGCAGTAAAGCGCACCACTGTAGTTACAATAAGCCTTGTCTCCAAGAATTTGATATGGAATGCTAGGGTCTAACTTAATGAGAGTCAGCATATCAGACGGAAGCTGATAGATAGATTGCCACTCACTGCCAACAGGAATATCAGTAGTCAATGATAGTTGAGCTTGTTTGCGAGAAAATCCCCAGCGAAATTTAGACAGTTCGTTTTGTACAATATTGTCATACAGGCTAGTGGCTACAACCTGAGCGCGAGTACCGCTAGTCAAGGATGTCAGAGGCACATCGCCAATAAGAATGAGAGCATTATTAATTAACGATAGCTTACTGTTTGCCATAAAAAACCTTTATATGTAAAGAAAGGGGCCACCAGAGCAGCCCCATTCAGTTTTACTACTTACGCAGCGATTACTACACCAGCAGCACAAACAACAGTAGTACCGTCATTTGACTCAACGTATGAAATACGTCCAGTAGGAGTTCCACCAGTAGTACCGATAACGAAAAGTACGTCACCAGCATCTAGCTCGTCCTTAGCAGGAGCAAAGTAGTTAGTATCACCTACAACAGTGGCAGTTTGCTCAGCAGTAGAATACTGCCAAGTAGCACCACCAACACCAGAACCACCAATTCGGCATAAGCCGTTTCTTTCAAAAGCCATGATAATATTCCTTATGCAGTTTTGTCGTATTGAACTTTAACGATACCAAGACCGTCACGAGATACAGCGCCAGCCTTCAGCATACCGTTACACAACCAAGAAGTGCGATCAGCAATCCAATCAACGTCAGTCTTGATGTCGATACCGATTGCAAGACCAACAGCGTCCTGAGAGAAGAAGTATGAATCAACGATGTCACCTGCTGTAGTCAGACCACCTTCAGCACGATCTTCAACAACTACAAACTTAAAGCCACCGAAAGTATCAACGTCACCGTTGACCAGAGCTTTAACATTGTTATAGTCAACAGAAGTGATTTCCTCTTCGTTAAGCAATCCGCCCAGACCCTGAGCAGTAATAGCAGCATACAGGTTAGCGTTAGGAACGCCTTGAGCGCGAAGAAGAACTTGAGCTTCAATTACTTTTTTAACAGTCAAGTTACTTGTGCCTGCGGCTACAGTACCAGCGTAAGCAGTTTCTGCGTCCATTGCATCAATAACCAACTGGTCACAACGACGACCAAGAGACTGTGCGATAGTGCTTGCAAGTTCCTGCTTCTCGTCAAAGTTTACAGTCTGAGCATCAAACATGTCAGTATATTCTGGAGCATTCCAGTTTTGCAGAGTTGCTACTGCAAAGCCGTGAGTGATGTCCATAGGAGTTACTAGGTCAGAAGTAGACTTTTGGTTAGCCAGTCCTTTACCCATGTTGCGGAATTTGTAGGTATCGCCTACTACGTTGTTTCGT